AAGATTTGGATTAGAGATGGTTCATATGCATATTCATCTACTGTTCATTATGACAACTTACCAGAACCCTTAATAGCACCACCTACACCGACATATAACGAACAGGCGATTGCTAAAGGACACAAAAGAGAACTATATGTTCCTCAAGCAGCAGGCGATTCAAATAGTACTGGTACTATAAATGATTCAGCAGTTCTTAGTTACATTGCAGGACGACCTTGGTTAAACGACGCAGAATATGGGATTCTTGATTTTGAAACCCCATACATGAGTTGGTTGGCTCAAGGCGTAAGCAATCCACCAGATGATAATTATTATCAAGCATTGACTGAAATGATAGATCTTATTCAACAAGTTAAGGCTGCATTTCCGCAGATTAAGTGGGCTTTTTATGGTGAGCCAAATGTCAGATTTTTTGTTTATGACAATACTTGGTATGGCTTAGAGCAAAGTAATCAACATCATTTAATAAATGAAAGATTAGACCAGTATGTAGCAGCATATGGTCCACTTCTTGATAAGCAGGATTACATATCACCTTCATTTTTTGATAAATATGTAGCCCCAGAAAGATCTGAACAAACTAAAAGATGGGTGCATTATAATATAGAAGCAAGTAAAAGACATAATGAAGAAAGAAACCAAAACAAACTAATAATTCCAATGCTATGTCCAATGTATCAATATATAAATATTGGTGATGATTACTTGCCAATATTTGTAGGTAGTGAAGAAGTAAGAGATGAAATGATTTATCCAGCATTGGAAAATGGGTCGTATAATAACTTTACTTTATGGTCTGGTCAAACTTTTTGGGTACCAAGTGCGTTTAATCTATCGACATATCCTCTAGATTGGACAGTTCTTCCACAAAACGAACAAGCCATGGGTCAACGAATAAGCAGATATAGAGCAGCATATACTGAAGAATTTTTTAATGGTGTTGCCCCAGATTGGAACAGCCCAGAAGACGAAGAAACACTAAGGCACGCTGTGTGCCAAAGAATGATTCAATACATGGATGACATGAAAGCAGATGCTATTGAAAAATTACAAACCAATCCAATAACACAATTGGTATACGAAATCTAAAGGAGAGATACAATGGAAGGAAGGCACCCAGACTTATCAACTGTTTTACAATTGCTTCAGATAGTAATTATTGCTATAGGTTTGGCTGGAGTATTTGTAAGAGTAGGTGAGTATCAAGCAAACCAAATCTACAACACAGGCCAACTACAGGATCTAAAAGAAATTGTAGAAGAGTTGACCAAATCGCAGATTGAGTTTGTTGCAACAGATGCTGCTTTAAAGGAGAGAATAGATGCGCTTAGAGTACGCATGGATCGTCTTGATCGTTCTAATTAATGGGTGTTCCCCTTCCAAACAAATAGGAAAGAATGTTGTAGAGGTTTCTAGAGTAGCACAGTCAAGCAAAGAGCGATTCCAAACTATTGAGGAAGAGGTCCGTAAAACCGAGCATATGGATGTTCTGCTCATCAGTGATGAAGCAAAACATGGAGCAAAAGAACAACAAGATATTATTGATATTATGTATAACACCGTGGAACTGTTACCAGAGATTGATGACACAGTTCCATGGTGGGCACCAATACTGGAATACGGATTGTTGTCATTAGGAATCATAGGAGCCTTCGTCATCCTATGGTACCTTGGATTGGGAAAACCAATTAGAGCGTTTATGAGATTGTTTGCCTCAATGATTCCCGAAGGGAAGAAAGAAACTGCAAAGTTGATGATTGAGGCAGAGGACGATACTTCCAGAACAAGCATCAGAGAAGCCGTGGCTGTTCTCAGAGCAACAGACAAGGACTTTGATGCTGCATACAAAAAGGAGAAAAAACAATGGAAGCATTCCTAGGAAGTTTGTGGTTTGCTGGGCTGATGTGCCTAGCCGGATACATCGCAGGATGTGTATTTCCCATCTCTAAGATTAGAAGTCTTATTCGATGAAGAGTAAAGTACAGATCTTAAATGAGATGCTACTGGATTCACTTGTTCGGGATCTCAAGGATCCTGACAAGTGTACTCCGGGGCTGTATACTGTCATCCGTGGCATCATCAATGACAATAGAGAGTCGGCAGATGGCATCCCAAGCCAAGCCCTTGAAGAAGTAACCAAGGCAATGTCCGAGGCTGCACCCTTCAAGATCAAGGAATCTACATATTGATTAAACCTACTGAAGAAGTCGTTAATGATTTCAGGAACCATGTGTTCTTTTGCATGAAGCACCTAGGACTTGGAGAGCCTACCCCCATGCAATATGAAATCTCAAGACAACTTCAGTATGGGCCAAACGATTTCATTCTGGCGGCTGGGCGTGGAACAGGGAAGTCCACGCTCACCGCCATGTTTGCCTCATGGTTCATGATGGCAAACCCAAACAAGACTGTATTGGTGTTGTCTGCCACCCAACAGAAAGCCATTGAGTTTGTGTCTCAAACAAGAAAGATCTTGAACATGGTGCCATACTGCAATCACATGATTCCAGATGAGCATACCAAGGACTCGGCACTTGGCTTCAATCACAATATCAGAACATCATTCACACAGGATCTATCCTGCACTGCCAGAGGATCCACCTCTCAGATCACAGGACTTCACGCAGATCTCATCATCTGTGATGACGTAGAGATCTCAACCAATACCCAAACAGTAGAAGCAAGAGAGCGTCTTCTTCATAAACTAACCGAACTAGAGTCCGTCAGGAACAAGGGATCAAGAGTCCTGTTCCTAGGGACACCGCACTCTGCGGAATCAATATACACAGTACTCAAGCAATCATATCCAATGGTCAAGTATCCTGCTCTCATGCCTGACCAAAGCCTTCCCGGTGAATCCGAGGATGTTGCTGATTGGATATGGGATCTTAGTTTTGCTGCTGGCGAGTCCACCCAGCCTGAGCGTTTTGATACGGAAATGCTCATGGAACGCAAGGCTAAGATTGGACCCAAGGCTTTTGCCTTGCAATACATGCTTGATACTACCCTGTCAGATATAGACAAGTATCCGTTGAAGCTGTCCGATCTCATCGTATTCGATGTACCGTTTGACAAGGCTCCAGAGAAAGTCATCTGGCAGGGTCAAAACGCCAATAAGAAGATGCCTAGTTGGGGATTGGGTGGGGATATGATCATGGAACCTATGCACATATCCTCAAACTATGTGGACTATCAGCATAGACACATGGTCATAGATCCCTCTGGTCGTGGAGCAGATGAGACTGCGGTATGCATCGCTTCCACGGCTGGTGGGATGATCTATATCCATGAACTCGTTGGATGGGAAGGGGGATACAATGATGCTGTCCTAAACAAAATTGCTAAATTATGTTTGGAATATGGCATCAAAATGGTACGGGTAGAGTCCAACTTTGGTGATGGTCTCTTTTCCAAAGTCATTACCCCATTCCTCATTGAGAACTGTGGGCGTATAGGCATCGAGGAGTTCCGTGTATCGGGGCGGAAGGAAGCAAGGATGTTGGATACCCTAGAGCCTGTGATGGCCCAGCATCGCCTTGTATGGGATCGTAGGGTAGCCAAGGATGAGAAGAACCAGATCCAACTCACACGCCTTACAGACGAACGTGGGTGCCTCAAGCACGATGACCGCATTGATGCCCTTGCCAGTGCAGTGGATTTCTACAAGGACATGATGCAATACAACACAGATAAACTTATCCAAGATAATAAACAAAAAGAATGGGAGAATATGGTTGCTAGTTGGGCTAGCAATTTCAGGGCTTCTGACTGGATTCCCCACAGTGGGGCTATTCGCGAACTGACAGCCAAGAAGCAACAAAAGAAAAATAACCAGTGGGGATGGAGGTAACATATGTTTGCAGAACTTGCACTAGGTGCTGGCATAGTAAGCGGTATTTTTCAAGGCATTACAGGTAATGCTGCTGCTAGGAGAAGAGAACAGCAAGCACAACAGGCTTGGGTCCAAGGAGAAATGCAGAAGGCTATCAACAATGGTAAGCAATTATTCAATGCTTCTTATGCTCAGCAACAACAAATGGAACGAAATGCTGCTATCCAACAAGCAGCATATCTTTTTGAGAGCGATTCGCTTCAGGTTCTTGACCAGCAAAAATCATTTACTCAGGGAGAACTAAGCAAGACCTACCGTCAAATGAGGGGGGCATTGATAAATAAATTGGTATCTTCTAGGATTTCAGGAGGAACATCCAAAGCCCTATCCTTATCTCAAAGTTCTAACTTCCTTAAACAAGCAATGCAAGCAGACCAAAACTTCAAGCAGACAGAAGCAAACATTAATCGACAAATGCAGAACATGATGGCACAGCAGAGATTCGATCTTATCATTCCCAACATGCAACTCCCAAGCCAGAAGCCAATTGGCGAATCCTATGGTGCATTGGGTGTTCTTGCCGGTGGGCTTAGTGGTCTTGCATCTGGTCTTGGCGCGTATGCACAACTTCATGGTGCTGGTCTATCCACTTGGAGCAATAGCCCCGGTGGTGGGACAAGCAATAATTTCTTACCTATGGGTGGTAGAGGAGGATAATTATGATAGATCCAAGAATGCTTAAGCCGGATGCTATTGCACCAACAACGGATATCGTAACACCATCTCCTCAATACTATGGACAGGGACAAGTGGTTGGCGGTCAGGTTCAATTGGGAGATGTGTATGGTCAACTACCTAGCCAATCCCAAGAAGAGTACCTATATGGAAACCTAGCATCTATGGCTCAGTCGGCAATGAGCATGTTCAAGTTCCCTGCACAGATGCAGGAAGCAGAGATGCAAAGAAAGACCCAACAGGATAACGATAAGTTGTTTGAATACTCGGCTGCACAGAATGAACTACAGCAGGCACAACTCAACCAACAGGGAACCTTTAAATGGAACGATGAAGATTATGATATCAGCAATCCTGAGTTGTTTAATTCTCTAGAGTTGAAAATGCAAGAGTATTTCCTAAGCGGGATGCAGACAAAGAGGGGCATATCTCAAGCAGCGGAAATCAAAACCAGATCCCTTGCCAGAAGAAACCAAGATGTTGATGGTAGAATCAAGGAGTTGATGGTCGAGTGGAATGAAGCATATGAAAAGTTTTCTGTGGATAATTTGCTAATTGAGCCAACAGCGTTTTACAGTGCTTTACAATCAAATCCAAAACTAACAGAACTACGAAATAGAATACAATCTTACAGAGATACCGATTCTACAACAATGGAATCAGCACTTGCTACTATATTCAAAACAGAATATGATGCATTTAAGGCACAAAGAGAATATATTCTCCAGTCAGGAACAGAAATACTAGTTAATACCACAGGAGAAATGGTTGAGGCTCTGCCAGAAATCCTTCCCCTTATTCATAGTCCATTTGGTCCAGCGGCAGTTGCTGAGTGGTTAGGTCCAATTGAAAATCCAGAACCATTGTTTGCTCAGATTGGTTTGATTAAGAATCCATCAGATCAATGGGAAATCCAAAGCGGATCGTTATTGGATAAAATAGGAGAACAGGGAACAGTAAGAGATGTAAAAGAACTTGTTTCTGTTGTTCTCAAACATAGTTTACAAAGCAATACTGCATTTGCTAATGACCTTGAAAGAGAATCCTTTGCTAATAATGTTTCATCTAGGTATAATCAACAATTAGTGAGGATATCGAGCATTTATTCTAAGATGCGGATCAATCGCGCTCAGCAAGAAAGAGCCGCTGCTTTAGGTCTTGGGAGAAACGACTATATAAGAGGAACATCAACTGATAATCCATCTGAGTTTTTTACTGGGGTAGATGAAAAACAAGCAGCAGAAATAACTATTGTATCTTTACAAAACCCAGAAAACAATCGAAAGGGTATTGACCTTAGGAAGTTTATTGAAAGGGATGCTATGGATGCAGTCAGGCATAACCTAGGAACTCCCGGCATTCCGTTAAGCACAAGAGAACAAAACTTTGCTAGGCAATACCTAGGTGGTGTAAAGGATCTAGTTTCTACCGGCATGTATGAGATGCAAGATGGACAGATGTTCCTTTCAGAAAGAGGAGTAAATGAAGTACAGAAGCGATCAAATGAAATCATTAGGAATGTTATTAACGACCCCGCATACCTTAATCTGTTTATAACTGAACTAGATTCATTAGAATGGGACAAAAAGTATGTGCCCGGAACATACAAGGATATTGAATCTTTGGAAAGAGCGTTGAACGCAGATTTCATTAAATTGTTTAGGGAATACTTCCCATCAGGTAATCTTTCCAATGAAGATGTCTTAAAGGGCATTGGTGCTATGGATACTGGAGGAGAGCCTATGCCTCCGGGTGTAGCCAAGTTGTTTGATAGACCAGCAACCAATATGTTCCAAGGCGTGATAAAGAACATCCTTGCTGCCCACAGCAAACAAAGAGAAAATGAAGCAAGAGATGCTGCTGTAATCCCAGATGCATGGAAGGCATTTCAAAAAGACACAACTGAATTGTTAGAAGACGATAGTCCAGAAACACTAGCCGTGATACAAATTTTTGAAGAGGACTTAAGTAAGGCAACTACTGATCGAGAAAAAGCAATAGTGTTTACTGAGTATGCAAACAAGCCTTGGATGACTTCTGTAATGATGGCAAACTTGTTAAGAAAGCATCAACAGATTCAACAAAGAATGGCTGTTGCTAATTATGTAATTGGAAGAGTAGGACAAGGAGCATTAGCACCAGATACTCCTCCCCAATTAACATTTCAAGACTTTACTAAAAAATTAGAAATAAGGAACCCAGCAGAACTTTGGTCTAATCCCAAATACCTTGATGCATCTACAAAAAAGTTTACAAAAGAGGGATTAAAAACATTTGCACTTTGGTCAGCACCATTCTTTATTGGTCCCAAAGTTACAGATGCTAATAGAGAAACAGTCCAAAAAGTCATGGATGAAATGGTTAATTCTGAAACAACATTTGCAAGAGATGGGAATACAGAAATGCAGGGAATTCCTTTGCTTATGATGGCAGAGTTTATTACGGCTATTGACTCATCAACATTCCCCGGAATAGCAAACGCACATTTTCAGTCAACTAATAAAGTTCCTGTTAATCTTACAATGACAGATGCTAACGGAAATCAAGTAGATTTAGATCTATCTTATGATCCAAATGTATTTCAACAACAGGGTTTATTTGAATCTGTATTTGGAAATCCAAGCCAAGTTACAACCAAACTCCAATTGCATATGGCAAGAAAAATAGCACAGCAAATAAGAGGATTGCCAAATATTGATAGACAAGCGGTTTTAGACGAAACAAAAAAACTATCTAGAAACTATGCTCTTATTTTGTCGCTTGGGGTTAGAGATGTGTCAACCGCAAGTAGTGAGAGATTTAGCAGTGCTGGTCCTGTTGGTATAATGAGAAACCAGCCCGGATATCCACGAAATGCTGTAGACTTTAATGATCTTGTAAAACAATCTTTAGCAAACAAAGATTATGTAAGTGTTGTAAATGCTCTGACTTCTCTTGGAAATTTCTATTTAAACCCAACAGAACCAGATCTTGTAGTTACAGGTGACAACAGACATTTAGTAACGAAAGATGTCGCTCTTAGTATGTCTGGATTTTTAAAAAACCAAGGCAAACAATTATGGATTCCTACCCCAGATAGTTTTGCATCTTGGTATAATAAAACAGCAAAGGAAGAAGACCGTATTCAAGAAGGAGATGTTCTTCCTTTATGGGGAGGACCAAAATCAATTGCTGCAATATTAGAAAGCATGAATGAGGAATATCTTGAAGATCGCTCATGGTTTCCATTTACTCCAAGTTTTGGATCAGAAGAAGAAAAAGGAACACTAGAACACGATATGTTAGGTATGATTTTTGAGGCTGGATATATGACACTAGATATTTCAGGGTTTGGGATGCAGCCTTTAATGAATACCGCACTTTCTATAGTAGCAAGTGGAAGAGCAAATCAAATGCTTCCATCGAGTAGGTCTGGTTTAAGAAGTAGATTAGAAAGTTTTTATGACCTAACCTCCCTTATTGATGGGCATACTTATGCTAATGGAACACTACCAACAGTAGTTACAGAATACTCTGGAAACCAAAAAACACAAACCAAAAGAATCAACCTACCACCAGCATACCACCATAATGGATCTCCAATCCCGTGGGGTTTTGGATCGCCAATTTCAGTCGAGAATTCGGATGGGGAGAAGGTTCCATTATTCAACAACAAGAGTCATGAAGTCGCTTCCTTATTCTTACTATCAAAACCAAACACATCATCCGATCCTGTTAAGTTTGCAAAAGCAAGAATCAGTTATCTAAGCAATAACATAACAACACCCAACCAATGGGAAACACTTAATGCAGCGATAAAGCAACAGGTTGTTGATCTTGCTTCTCAAAACCTAACCAATGCACAGTTCTTTGAGCAGGCATCGGCACTTATTGATCCAGCAATGCCAAGAGGAACATTCTTCCCACCAGATTTTACAGGATTAACAAACAATAAGGCTGGGTTGCTGGGTCGTGGTTTTAGAAATGCTTGGGCTTCTGGTGGATATTATATTATGGAAGATGCAAGAGGAACCGGATACACAACCAATAACAACGGTCATATTGTTGTTGGGTTGAAGGGGCGACCATCAACTAGAATTCCACTTGATCCTGAACTTATGAGGCTTACAGACATGTCGGAACTTGGAACCTTATTGATTAAGGAAGAAAAGGAAAGACAAACAACTCGCAGATCTCCTGTTCCTATGGAAGCAGTAGAATCTGGCTGGTATCGAATAAGCCCAATGAGTTCCAAAACAATGCTTGGTCCAGTACCAATCAGTGGTTACATGACTTACACAAGACAGTATGAGGGATCTAGAAGGGCTGTTTACAAAGACACAAATGGACTTGCAACCATTGGTGTTGGGCATAACCTTATGGCAACTGATTCCAAGAAAGCAATACAAGAAGTATTCAAGGGAGAGATTTCTCACGACGATCTTTTTTCCGGTAGGGTATCACTTACAAATGAACAAGTAGAAGCCCTATTTAAACATGATATTGAAAGACACCTACCAGTAGCATATAGATTGTTTGGAGGCAAGGAGAAGTTTGAAAGTTTCCCTGAGTGGTTACAGGTTGGTCTGCTTGATGGGGTATTCCAAGGTAGATTCAAATCAACACATACAACGGTAAAGGCAATTAGAAAAGGTGATTGGGAAGTAGCAGCCAACAACATCAATGATTCCAAGGCTTACAGAACAGCCCTTGCCGCTGCTGAGAAGAGAAAGACAGAAGGCAAGCCCCCAATCAAGGGAGGAACTTTAGAGAGATACCAGCGTCTTGAAGAACTACTTAGACGAATGGCAGAAATGCAAAGGACTCAAGTATGAGCATCTATGATTGGTACAAGTATAGAGAAGAACCATCTGCTGCTGAGCAAAGCCGTCAGGAGATGAACAGAAGATTGTACGGAATTGTTGCTGGAGATATATTAGAAGAGACTGAAGAGGATCAAAAGAATTTTTCAAAGTTCTTTCAAGACCTTGCCGTCTATTCAACCTTCTATGAAAAACGGGATCCAACAACATTTGGCAAAGCCATAGCAGAAGAACGGATACGAGAAGAAGAAGAAAAGCAGAGGGAAGGGGCTGTTAGGTTCATTGATCAACTGGTTGACCTAGGTGGTGGGATTACACCAAGAGGCAGGGAACTAAGAGATGAACTAGGTCTTGCTGCTCCCATTATAGGTATTGATTATGAAACAGGCAACATTGCATATACTAATCTAGACCAACAACAGGCAGAAGATAGGATAGCATATACAGCAGAAAATCAACTTTCGTTATTTGGAACCGAAGCCGCATCTATTTATGGAGTAACTAGAAAGTACACTGGTGGTGCAAATATCTTTAGATCTTTAGAACAACAGGCTCCTTCTTTATTTCAGCAACCAACTGAAAAAGAACAGGAGTTTATCAAAAGATCGCTTACCTTTCAAGGATCATGGGATAGAACTCTAGATATACTGCCATTTGTTAACACAAGAACAGCAGGAAGTGAAGATGTTGATACAAATGTTTGGTTTCTTGAAAACGTAAGAGCATGGTTTGATGCAAGTATACTTCCAACAGAAGCGTTAGGTGGAAAGAAACAAGAGGGCTGGGATGGATCTAAAGCATGGGGTGTGTTGCAAGAATATCATCCAGACTTTGCATCATATCTTGTCACAATTGCTGGAGTCAATCCAGATGACCTAGCCAAAACCCCAAACCACTGGGAGTTTAGGTATGCAGTTAACAACGCCATTGAGATGTCCAACATCTATGCTGTGCTTGAAAATGCCAGACGAGACAGAAACAATTGGGAAGGAGCATTGAACTTTGGTTGGAACTTCCTTAAACAATCATTTAGATCAGCAGACATGCCACTTGAACTTGCTCTAACGGCTGCATCATTTGGGGCATATGGTGCAGTCGGCATTGGCACTATTGGATTAAGAGGAACCAAGGCATTGTCATTAGCCAAATCATCTTATGATGCAACCCAACTTATTAGAAATACTGAAAGACTTGCTACAGCAACATCAAGGACAAATAGAATCCTGTCTGGAGCAAGAACAACGCAAGCATTGCTTGTGCCAAGCAATTGGGGACATATACTTACTAGTAGCATATTCAATAGAAAACTAGCAACCGAAGGAGTAAGGTGGGGTTCCAATTACAACTGGGGTTCTAGGTTTATGCTTATGGCTCCTATTGATGCTGGTCAAGGATTGGTTGAAGGGTTTTTATATGGTCTTCAAAACCAATTGACTGACAACCTATCTTTTAGCGGAGAAAGATTATGGATGGAAACTTGGTCAGAAGCCGCTGGACAAATGGTATTTGGTAAGTTATTTAGAGGACTTAATCAAAGTGCTGGGATTGTTCTAAGCAAAGCAGAAGTTGGCTCATACGGATCTGCTGTATGGGGTGCAGTTACAAAAAACATAAATCCATCATTGGTTCGGATGATAGAGTTACAAGCACAACTAAACAACCCAGAACTTAATATTGATCAAATAGAGCAAGCATACTTAGGTGCATTCTTGCAACTTCACCAGCACGCAGCATGGCAAGGGATAACTGGAGATAAGAGGGGAATGATGCCAGCCCATGTTACTCAATTCATGGGAGTTGTCCAATCTGCTGCAAAGCAAAAAGGGGTAAACATTGATGTTGTATCCTTGGCTGCTGGGGTTTATGATTCTCTTCCTGTCGATTCAGATACCGGAGAAAAGGTAAAACTAACCGAGGACGAAGCAGCCATGCTTTTAATTGGATCAACGCTTGACCAGTTGTCATCAAGAGGATTAACACTTACTGATTCTGACTGGACAGAAACAAACAAACAAGCCGCAATCTATTTTCTTATGTCAGACAAAATGGCTGAGATGGGAATCTCAAAAGAAGAACAGGCTAGGATGATTGTAGAGAATCCAAAAGAATACAGAAAGAAAATGAAAGAAGCATATGCAGAGATTTTAACCAGCGATCCAAAAATTGTTTCTCAAAAGGTAGAAGAACTTGCGGAAATTGGAAGATCTGCTGTAGAAAAAGCAGGAATACCTATTAAAATTATAGTTGATGATTCCAAAGCCCAAGCAGTGAGTATCATTGATGCCTTTAGGGATGAAATGGGTAATATAGATACTGCACTTTTACGAGAAATCTTTGAAAATTCTAGAGCAAAAGAACTCAATATCAGTCCAGAAACTGTACGACTTGTTCTTGATTTTGCAAGATCGGAAGAGGCAAGAGCAGCATCTGAGGAGGTTACTGAAGTTCCTGAAGAATCTGGTGATACTGTTCTTGAGGGAGAACCTACAACAAAGCCTATAGAAGAGGTTGCTGTCGAACCAGAAATGCAGGTTGAAGAAACAGAGGTTACGGCTCCAGAAGAAGTTAGAGATACACCCGCTGTAGAACCAGCAGAAACGCCTGAGGTTACTACAACAACCAATTTAGAAGAAACAATAAACCCAACAGATAACAATGATAGAGAACAGTTCTTAAACAGTTTACGAGATGATCCTGAGTTTAGGGATTGTTTTAAAAAATAAGGAGACACAATGAATCCATGTTCACCAGAAGTTCTTGCTAAGATTCTTGATAAGAGAAGATCACAACTTCAATCAAGAGGTCTTACTAATGCCCAAATTAAAATAGATCTGGACCACGTTAAGGCAATGCTTCTCAATCCTGTTGAATATGAAACAAAAGTTGCAAGTAAACTAAACATTGCTTTAACAGAGGCTGAGACACAGGAACTTACTGAACTAAAGAACAGGCTTCAACAGGGTTTTGCTTTAGGTAAAACTAAGACATCGGATATTTTAGGAGAAGCCGATGCTAGAAGATTCAAGGTTCTTCTGTACAAGGACAAGGTAAAAAGAACACCAACTACTGAGGTAGGACCAGACAGGGGGTCTATAGACTCCTTGGCTGAACGTGAAAGGGTTCTTCAGGAGGCAGGCAATACAAGGGCTGCTAGAAGAATCAGAACAATTAGACGCAAACTAGAGCGTTTAGACAAGCAGAACAAGAGACTTGGCAAGGATTACAAGACTGTCAATAATCTTGATGAGCGGCTAAGACAAATTGAAGAAGATATCATTGCATATCAAAACATGATTGAGGAGGGCGCAACCGGTCTTGAGGCTGAGTCTGCAAAGTTTAAGAAAAGACTCACAACAATCTCTGAGAGAAAGGCAAAACTAGGTCAAGCACTTGAAAAGGTAAATGAAAAGATTGATGCAACAGCAGATAGCAAAGAAAAGGGAAGATTAAAGAAAGAAGCAAGCAAACTTAAGAAACAAATCGACAAGATTAATAAGGAATATCAAAAAGCCTTGATGACCTTTAGGGAAGCAGCAGCAAAGGTTGCAGCCAAGAAAAGAGATACACCAATAGGAAAAGCAATTTCAGATTTGAAGAAGGAACGGTTTACTGTAATTCAAGAACTATCCAAGTTTGGAATTAGCAAGGGAATCTCACTTAACAACATTATTGATAATGCTCCAACAACCGCAAGGCAACTTGCCATTGCTTTGGAAGAAGTATCTAAGGATATTGAGTTTAAGACAACTGTTATTGATAATCTATTCAAAGATAGCGATACTGTAGATGCTGTGGTTGTGTCTCAGTTGTTTGGTGAAAACTTTGTGATGCAGCGGGTTGAGAAGAACAAGACATTGACAAGAAAAGAAGTTAATAATTTGTTTGCAGAGTACAAGGCAATTTCCTTTGAGTATGCTGGGTCAAGAGAAAGATTCATCATGGACATGGAGTTCTCGGACAAGGAATCCTTAGAAGAGATTCAGAACACATCCATTGATCCAGAATCCGAGAAGGGTCTTATTGATGAGGCATCTGGGGACTATCCTGTTGTGCCTACGCTGCCTCTCAAAGAGGCTGGTCTTCTATCCAATCCCGGAATCATTCCACCATCAAACATGTTTGCAGAGACCGAAGGAGAAGTCCTCTATGGCAAACTAAGATCGTTATTGTATAGGATGGAAACTCTTCGTCGCCTTCCCCAATTTGGAAAGATGGTTGATATTGCATTCATCAGCAAGATCATGTCTGATATTGAAAAGTTAGATGATGTCAATGCAGCAATTCTTTTTAAGAGTGCAATCTCATGGGATGAGGGTGATACCAGAGTCGGGTTTATGTCGCACGATGAAATAACATCCGTTGCAAGAAGTGTCCTTACAGACTTGGGATTAGATGAGTCAGTGTTCTCCAACCAAGAGTTTACAGATCCAATCAACTGGGTTGAGAATGCAGATGTTTTCTCTTTTGATATTGAAACATATCTTGATGGTAGCGATGGAATCCACACAATCATCTTGATGGACGAGAGTCAAACAAATGACTACTCATCCGTAAGATCCAGCAATGACAATAACACATTCACTGCCGAAGAGTTGATGCAAGTTCTTCGTGACATTGAGCAAAAACAGAACCAAGGTCGCATGCTTGTGACATTCAATGGAAACAGTTTTGATCTCCTTGCTTTGGCTGAGAAGATTGGTACGGAAGAATCAAGGAAGATGGCAGCAAGGATTGTTCTAAGAAGCGTGGACATCTTCCAAAACCTCCGGTCATGGGAAAGCACCACAAACACAGACAACAATCCCAAGAGCAGAATGTACAGCCTAGCCAATACTACAACTGCACTGAACATCGAGCAGACCAAGTTGGCAGGAAGCCATATGCCATCTCTTTGGAAGAAGAGATCAACTGGTCAGACCGTAACTGTTGAAGACTTGTCAAAGATTCCCAATGAAAAAATAAGCGAGGGAGAAAAACAAGAAATTGTGGATCAGGTAAATGAACTGGATCCCAAAGAAGCATCTAGATTCCTTGCTGATTATTCTTTGATTGATGGTGCATTGAACATTGATGTTCTTAAACAGTTCCGTCAAAGAAGGGGTGCCCCAGTAAGAATTGCATATGCAGATGGAAACATCTATTCGGTAAGTGTCCAAACAATGGCTCCAACATGGGGACTAGCAGCAAGCAAGTCTCCTCAGTTTGGTGGCATTGCGGATGCAACATCAGCATGGTCATATCTGCCAGAAGGCAGAGTGATGGCTACTGCATTTGATGGGTTGCTTCCAAGAGAGCATGATGGAAAGACCGTCATTGATCTGGACAAGGCACAGGGAATCATTATGTCCCTCATGGCACTGTCTCTTGAGTTTTCCCCAAACACCAAGGCATTTGGCAAGGCTATGTTTGAACTTGCTGAACGAGGCGTAACTCCAACTGAGCAGGCTTACCTTATTGCCGTTAACATTGCAAGAGAAAACACAGAAGCAGCAAAGGCAATGAATAAGGAGTCCTTTGTTAGAAATGGCAGAAGGTTGCAACTTGGAATCCGAGGCGTCAAGGAAACCGGAGGATATGTTCCCGGCATTACTTTTGCCGAAGGATCGGAAAGCATGCAGAAGGAGCAGTACATTCAAGCCGTTGCACAGGGGGCATTAAGCCAGATGCAGAGCATGAGGCTTAATCTTTCAGATCTAGCAGAAGCAGTTGAGTTTGAACCCAAGGACACAACAACTGATGAAAGAACATATATTGTTGATCTTATTATCCATACCATTAAGCGATACTCAGATTACAAAGACTTTGACATTGTTGACTTTGGAAACGGAAACATTGACTATGCCATTGCAGACAGCCTAGGCAGAGGTGTTGTGCAGATCATCGGCAATAGTCAGCAGGGGTTCAGGAAGTCCATGAACTCCGATGCCACAATGATCAAGTCAGACGAGATCAGAAGAGCAGAGGAAATTGCTAAGGCATCTGAGGGCACAGAGAAGACAAACGCATCCCTTATCTATCGCCTTCCGCTGTTAAGCGAGGTTCACCACATCTTCCCACGAACCCTTGACCAGATTGAGTCAGCCTTCACTGACTACAAACTAAGACAAAGATTGAATCATATCTTGTCGGCAGAAATCAAATCAGGTGCGGAAGCAAGAGAGATCATTGAAAGATACATGGGACAAACAGAGAACCCAGAAGAAGTCCTTGCCACTACAAGCACTGAACTTCTTAATATTCTTCCAAATATCAATAATAGAAAGACGTTTAATAGGCTGCCAACAATGGCAGAGTACCGAAGAAGAACCATTGAGGCACTCCTTGATCTGCCTGAACTTCTTATGATGTGGCAGCACGACTCGGTTACTTATGCACCCGGAGCCAAGATTTTCCTAGACGAAGCAACAAAGGGACGAATGTTTGCAGAGGATGCCTTATCCCCCGGCTCATTGTCTGGCAAGGCTCTTCTATCTGGTCTTGGTCCATTGTTTGCCCATGTCAAGACCTACCCAATGCTTACCGAAGAGTTGGTATACAAGTCTTTGGAAAAGGGTATTGCAGCCAATGGAGAGTATAGCCTAAGCAACTACTTTGACTTCAACATGAACGGTGTTCACCACATGGCTGCTTTGTCATTGATGTATCTTGATGGAGGAGAAAGCACCTTAGACAAAATCCTTGAAGAGTTTGAGTTGGTTGATCAGGCTAAGGACAGATACAAAGAGGCTGTTAACATCTTAAAAGATAACCTACCAAGAATCAAAGAAGCATATTCAAAGATTCCTAATAGGGATACCAGCAGAAGAGGAATGGATCAGGCAGACAAACTACTGAAGTTTCTTGAAGAATCCCCTATTGAAGCAAGAGAGTCCTTTAAAACAGCAGTAATTGCAAGGCTATATATGGGTGGGTATCAGGCGGTGTATGATGGCATCAGGAACTGGATGTTTGAAACCGGAAGCAACATGAATGGTGTTGATGCCGCATTCATTGCAGAGCATCTAATGAATGTAAAGGGCTATGCCCAAATGCACATCCTAGATACTGCTATTGGAAATCTTACGGAAGATGATCGAAGAACTCTTGCAAGAAGGATTGCATCTACACTACAAGGTTTCTATAGCAGCACGGGTTGGCATGAGAATCTTAGAAAAATTGCAATTAAGAATGGATTCACAGACTCTGGTCGCAGAATGTTTAGTCTTGATCAAGTGGAAGAAGCCATCAAGGAAAGAATAAGATTCATTGCTGAACTTGAGCAACGACCTGTCGAAGAAGTAGAAAAGGATTATGCTACTCGTATTGAAAATGCAACCAAGTACATAGAAAGTATTGGTGGACAAATTAGTGGTCCAGAACAGATGCGAGAACTTAATATTATTTTAATGGGCAGCGAAGAAGCCTATAGAACAACACCAGCATTGGCTGCACTTAATGCTCTTCAAAGAGTTCCCTATCGCCTTCGTGGAACAAAGAGCGAAGGCATCCAAGGAAGAATTGATCAACATAGGGATATCCTTGGCGTGTACATAGAAGAAGCAGACTTCCTTGGATATGAGAATTTCAATATCTACTTTACTCAAGGATTTGATTCCAGTGGCGGTAGATTGTATATGTGGGGTCATAGACACCAGCCACAGAACTCCAAACTGTCTTCGGTTGAAAGAGAAAATACTCCAGACAACAAAGATGACAATGAGTATGCTATGTGGGCATTTGGAAGAAACAACCTCGGCTCAAAGGGAAGAGAAGTTGCAATAGAAGAAATTGATAAGTTGATTGCAAGAGATATTGCCATTAAACTATCAAGATCCTATGCACCAAAGTTTGGCAACTATGACACTGCAACAACAGAAACAAGACAAGGATTTCTTAAGGAATGGGAAAGACGATCAGAATTGGAAAACCGTCAGTGGCAAAGAAGTAGAGGCAGCGAAGCCTCGTTGTCACCAGAAGACAGAACAAGACAACTAAGAAAGAGCAATGGAAGTCTCTTGCAAAACACAGCACGGTTCTTCCTAGATCCAACAAGAGACTACAGCGATGCACTAAGTGCAGCCTACAATCCCAGTTCAGACTCCAACCTCAAGGGTCTAGGGGCATTTAGACCAGAGTATGCTGGGATGCCTTGGGTTGAAAGAGGCATCTTCTCCCTTCAGGAGATGTATTACAATAGGGCATTAGAAACACTAAGAAGCACCAGAGTAAGCAGACCAAGCAGAGATATAACATCAATCAACGATGTCATTCCCACAGAAGCAAGAGGATACAAGAATAGATACAAGGGATCCTCTGTCCCATACATTTACCAAACACCATTTGATTCCACTTATGAGATGACAACAAGCAGCACATCAAGAAGAATGGAACTACGGGCTGCTGGTCTTAGGAATGCACTGGAAAGATTTGCCGTATCCAATGGATATCTTGATCTCGTTGAGGATGGCAACTGGAGCAAACTATACACAATCTGGAAAGTGACCAATGCAGTTGTCAATCCATTCTTAACCAAGATGGAAAAACTAAAGGCTAGAGGAAACACACTGCAAGAGCAGATTGAGTACACAATGGCTCAGTCCCATGTTCTTGACATGTATCAATCCCTTACTGGTCTTTGGTCGTTCCATGATGATGTGGCACATGAATCACGAAGTTATCTTGAATTTGGTAGGATGATTGGTATTAAGGGCAAGAAACTCAAGGACAAGCATTATATTGACATGTTGTTCTACCTTGCTAAGTTGGGAGTCCATAACCTACAGCCATTAAACTTAGGTCTTAGCCCAACTAACAACTTACTAGCAACAGGTGATCCTTCGGCAGACGAACGTGCAACAAGAATCTTAACTCTTACTGTACAAAACCTAGACTCCTTCCAAGTCATTATGAATGTCTTGTATGAAGAAGTCGGTAGAGAGATTGCCACAGACTTTGTAAAGGAAGTCAATCCTAAGTTCTTTGCGTCTCTTAAGGAAGAACAAAAGGATGCCAATGGATACATACTCTTAAGTTCAGTGCCACTAGAATACCAAAGAACTATCTTAGATAGAATCTTCAAGTCAGAGAGATTCAAGACAACAGGTGAGTTTGATCTCTACCTATTCCTTGATGACTTTGGCAACATGCAGATTGGCAACAAGTTCGACTTTGACAACTTCATGGAAGCAAGGATTGACACCTCCACCGGCAAGGCACCAAAGCCAAGAGCAGGAGGAATGGTACGATTCGATACTTCAAGAGTCAATGCCAACAGCGTGTATCACCTGTCTCCTGAAGATTTAAACAACATGTTCACCCAGATCCAAAATCAAGTGTTCCTCAACAATGTTGAGATCGCAGCAGCACTTGGATCAGACATTGGGGTCGCAGACAACCAGAGCATGATGTTTATGAATGCCGAGAGACGGAAGTTCTACGAGATGCAGAGGGCTGCATACGCAGACGAGATGGATGTGCTTGCCTTCCTTCACCATCAGTCTGGCACCACCATGAGAACCACCAACAACACAAGAATGCGTGGAGACTATGGTCTGCCTCTGATTGTCTATGATGCCAGATACTATGTTGCTGGAAACGACGGTGATCTAAGAGGCACCGCATTAGATATGGCTTGGGGTGGAAAGATCAACCAAGCAATTAACATGGCTGAGATGTATGGTCTTGAGGAAGAAGCAACTAAACTCAAGACATTGGCAAGCAGCAAACAAAAGTACCTAATACCAGCCGTTATCCTTATGGCTCAGATTGATGGTCAAAACATTTACTCATCAAAGAAGAGACTAAAAGCATATACAGGATTTACTTTGGATGACACTGAACTTAATGTTCTATTCTCTGAAGCATCCAATTATGTCCAAGCCTATCTATCTGCAATGAGCAGGGATGAGATCAGAAACCCATACTTCCACCGAGCAAAGAGATATGTGGAAATCAATGGACCAGTGGAAGTATTGAATGCCTCCAACGCCGTGCTTGCCGAAATTGGAGTAGCCAATCTCAACAATCGAACAGAGGTCATCAGGGCTAAAAAGGCACTTGAGCGTGCCAACTCTCAATACGATCCAAGCCTAATCCTTAAGAACGAAGACATCTTTGTCTTGTCTGAGGAGGATGGACTAACCAATGCCTTTGGATCCAGAGGTCAAACAATTGAACTAGCCATTAAGGAACTGGTTGACAAGGAAGTCATCTCCCAAGAGACAGCAGAACTATACAAGGGAATGTTCGGCATCATTATGGTGCATAACGAAGAGTTTGCTGAAAGGCTTTCTGTGGTCATCGACCCCAACATTGAACGAGTTGGTCTTAGCATGCAGTATGGGGACAGGTTTGTAATCAAACTCAATCCTGAACTTTTGAGGAAGAGGGCTGTGCCTGAGGCATTGGAAGTGATGGCACACGAACTATCGCACATTGCACGGATGATGCACCTTGAAACAAACGGTGCAGCATACCAAGGATTCCTCACAGCCTTCAAAACCAAGTCTGGGCAGGAAGCCATAACAGACATGGTAACTACCATGTTTGCAGGTGATAGGGGTGAGATCAATGAGTTGATTGATCACTACACCACAAACCCAGAAGAGTTCCTTGCAGAGTGGGGAGCCTTTGTCCTTATCTCAAGGACAGTGAACAACCAGTCTGTGATCAACAATATCAAGAGACTTCGTGAAGACCACATGGTTGCCGACGAGTCCGCAAGTTGGTGGGAGAGAGCATTCAACAGAATCAAGAGGCTTGCATCTTCCATCACCCAGCGAATGAATGTGTTCCGAAACCAAAACCCTGAGGCAATGGAACTACTTGACAATGCTGTGGAAGTCATGTTTAACTTTGGCAATACCTACAGCAAATCAAGGGCACCAGTGGACAACAGAACCAGATCCTTTACCTATCCATTGACTGAGATATTTAGGGGATCGGCTTTGAATACAGAAGCAGATATTGTTACAATGAATCAAAAGTATCAAGAGTTTAAGGTACTGGAAGAAAAGAATGTAAGAACCGAAGATGAGAACGCAACCTTTGCAGCATTGTCTGAAGAACTTGTAGAATACATTTCAGGCAACAAATCAAAAACAATCCTCAACCAAGAGACAACAACATATATAGAGGCAATGTCTAAAATGATTGCCATGGATGAAGGAGAGTTTAAGATTGTTGCTTCTCCTACGAATGAAGACCAAAGAATTGCACTTGCTACCTTTGTATTGGAAAAAGTAGCAAAGATCAGAGGCAGGAGAGGTGGCGAGGCTGCTGATCTTTCAAAGATTATTAGCGAACTTCCAAAATCATCAAAAATTAAGCAGTTCCTTGTAGACTTATTGTACAACGGCACATCAAGACGAATTGGTGAAGGTGGTTTTGGAGGAAGAGGTGGCATGGGTGGAGGCAATAGCAGCAATATCACCTATGCATCCGCAGAACCAGTCCTTGCAGCACTTGGATTCCTGCTGGATGCAACCAAGGGATCAGGTCAAAACGTATTTGGTGGGACAATCGGAGGAATTCTAAGACAGCACAACTACATTCAACAGTGGGCTAGGCCAGTTGTGTTCAATTCACACAGAATCCGCAACACATACAGCAAAGAAGATAGTATTCTCATCGAAAAGGCTGCATTCTATTACCTTTTGTTGGGCAAACCATCATCAAAGAACGATTTGGTAATAGGACATAGGCTAACAGACGAGATGTTTGCGGAAGCAAAGCAACATGCTGAGTTGTATTCAAACAATATCCTCAACTTTGTAGACGTTGCGAAGAAGTATGGAGTATATACAGAGGGTTTTGTGCCCAGCAAGGACACAATTGCCATGCGAGTCAACAACTCCTACTTTGAAAACGCTTCGGCTGAGACTTCTGGGCGGTTCATGGGTGCATTGTCACAGGCTTATGAAAGAAAAATCCTAAAGAACATGCAACCAAATGGGATTGCAGACCCATATTCTATCTACTTAAGTGGTGGAATCTTTAGACTAGACAATGATTCCGATTTGACAGCCAATGGAGTCACATCCATTCAAACATTCTATGCCAGTTTGAACCCAAGCATAGAAGGTCACAGGACATTGACAGAAGCTCAAAGCCTAATCAAGAGGGAAATTGAATCCTTTGCAGCATACCTGTACTCAAAAGACAGAAAAGATGCCAAGCAAGCAAAAGCAAACTTCAATGCTAAATTAAAATCACATGCTTATGGTCCCGATTTTATGGAAATACAGCCATTCTTAAAGCAAGCAGCAATAGCAATACTTAGAAGGGCTAAGTCTGGAGCATCGTATTCGGATGTGTTTAAGAATCTTAACTCCGTTGAATTGGAAACAGTGCTTAAGGAATTAAGAAAAAATGTAAGAAAGTCATCATCTACCTCAAGAGACTATGGTGTTGACATTCTAGATGGCAAATTACCAACAATTTTCCACGGATCTACCTCAGTTCCCAAGTATATGAAGGGTGCCAATGCACTTTCTGACTATTCTCCTGCCGCACTTCATGCTAAAAAGCATCTAATGACCTATGGTCACAACACAATCATGCCTGCTGAGAACTCTTTAGACATCAATGCAAGAGATGTTTTCCAAGAAGACAGCGGCTTAAGCAAAGATGATGGAAGAATTCTTCAAGAAGGATTCACTGTTGACCTTAGATCCATCATTGTAGGAATGGAAAGAACGATGGCACGATCTGCGTACAACAGAAAAGCCATTCAAGATCTTACTGGAGTTGAGGGAATCACCTTTGCTTGGCTTATCAGAACAATCCAAGAGGCAAAGAATGATTCCGAATGGGACACTGTTCTCCATGAAGTCAAGAGAAAGCATGATCTTGCCGTTGCTGCGGCAACAATCATTGAGGAGAACGAGGGCAGCGGTGCTGAAGTGTTTGCCACAAAACTTGCAGACTGGTCCACAGCCTTAGTTTGGGGACAAAACCGAAACACAGCAGCACTTATAAATGAAACCGCAATAGGCACTGTTACAGGGGCAATGTTTGGAAACCTTCCCTTTGGCATGTGGACCGATCTCCTTGGTGGCATGGCAGGTCTTTTGCTTAACGTATTTTCAAGAAAGTACGGCAATAGACTACTCAATCAATCATTTTGGAGTTCAATCCCAGATGCATTATGGGATATGGATACAGCAACAAAGGGAGTTCTAGAACACCATCTTATTGATTATGACGAAGTTCCATTAGATGTTCGGGAAAGAACAGGGATGACAAGGAATCCAGTAAAAACAATAGGTGCAGGTTTTTGGAAGAGATTAAGGGATTCCCATCTTATTGCCGAACCAGCACTCAGACTTGCCTTGATGAAGCAAGGGCAGAGAATGCTTCTCGATAGAGTTAACAACTTAGATGCATATTTGGACTTCATTGAAAATTATGAAGGACCAATAAATCAGGATATGTATGCCAATGCCATTCGGGAAGTTGGAAGCCCAAGATGGCTGGACTTTGCAGGAACCGAAAAGATTACTCTCCAACTCATGTATGAGTCTGGGGTTATCAATAGGCAGAATATCAAGGCAATTAAGTATATCATCAAGGAGTTTGGAGTTTCGACTGGAGCAATCACAAGAAGAGCCTTCCTTGATGTTGGTAAGATACAGGTTCAATTAGAACAAAGATCCGACTTAAGGTTATGGGACGAGATCCCAGATTCGGATGGATTGACAAAGAATAATGTCTATGAAGCCTTGGCTGCAATTGGAAGATTCCAAAAAGCCTACGCAGAGCAATCAATTGTTCAGGGCAATACCCTAAGCAGACCAACAAAGGGAGATCCAAAGTCATTCCTATTAAACCTTTATAGATCTTTCCCCAAACTGTTTGTTGCTCAAATGGCGTTGGAAACCTATGGAAGAACATCACCACTTCTATTCTCAACAAGATTGATAGTTGCGGCAGTCATGGACATCATATACAACTTTGCATTGATGTTTGTTGCTGGGTTCCTAACCGAAGACGATTTAAAAAGAATTGCCAATGGGAAAGTCAATGGTGACGATATAACCAAGGTTTTAGCAGTAGTTGCTAGAAACCCATTCATTTCAAACCGAATGTTTGCAGGCACAATTTCCCAATTGACCATCCTTGCAGGAAGCAGTGCCTTTACCGGCAAGAACCAATTCACCAATGCATCGGTAATAGGTGCATCCCTTCCTCCCTCAGTCATGGCACCAGCATCCACAGCCAGAAAAGCATACAATGCAATAATCCATGATCCAATCTACGGAAGCGGGCTATCGGGCTTGTCAACACCAGCAGCAGACCTATTGTTAAGACTGGTTCCAGCAGTTGACCCAATCCTAAGGTATTCAATCCTAAGGGCACTGGATCCAAATTATGGAAAAGGAACAAAAGGAAGAGGAGGCTCAGGCTCAAGGAAAAGAGGTTCCGACTACTCTCCCGTATCCGTATCCAACTACCTAATGGACACAGATAGTTACGATGAGGTTAGGCTATTAGCAGATATCCTTAAGGAACTGTTCCCAACAGGGTATGCCAATGCCTCCAGATCTGCCTATCCGTTTATGGGCATGGGAATGCCTCAGGCTCCTCAGGCTGCTCCTCAGGCTCCCCAGACACCCTCAGCCACACAAAGCCCAGCACAGGCGGCTCCCGTGGCTCCTACGCAGGCTCCAGCACCCTCCGGTCCTAGAGCCACAAATCCCGCAACCCCACCCCCAGAATTAGGAGGACCGTAATGGCAAAGAAGAAAGGTGCAATGAAAGGTTGCAATATTGGAAACAAATGCAAAGATCCCAAGGGCGGACTTACCGCCAAGGGTAGAGCCATGATCAACAGAAAGACAGGCTCCAATCTCAAACCACCCCAACCGGGAGGGGGACCACGCAAGAAATCCTTCTGTGCCCGCAACCTAGGACAAATTAAAAAATTCAATATTGATTGTAAAAAGACTCCTGATAAACGAGCATGTAAGGC